ATGCATCAAGTCCCCTGGCACCCCCTCACCGACGCCGAATGGGAGTTCCTTCGGCCTTACGTCGAGCGCGCGAGCCAGCGTGGGCGGCCTTGCGACCTCCGGCGGCGGATGGATGCGATCTTCTGGGTGGCCTGCACGGTCGAGCCCTGGCGTTGCCTGCCGGAGGCGTTCGGGAGTGGGCAGACGGCGGCGCGGCATTTCCGGCGGCTGGATGATGCGGGGGTGTGGGACCGGCTGCTGGAGGCGATTGCTTACGGGGGTGGCTCGCCGGAGCGGGAGGCGGTGGTCCGGGCGTTGCGGACGCGGGTGTGCCGGGCTTGCCGGCGGGCGCTGTAACCGGACGAATGGTTTGAGCAGGAAGGCACCCGGGATCGGCCGGGATGATCCGGGACGACGCGGGACGAAAACCCCGGTTCGCCGCCGGTTCCGCCTCGATGAGAGCCCCCGAGCCTCAGGAGGCCGCGGTGGCCGTCGTGCCAGATGGTTTGAGCACGATGAGCCGCTCCGCACGGACCCCACCGCCGGCAAACCCGCAGAAGACCGTCACCGGGGTGCCTCGAAGTGGCACCGATGAGGCCCGATCCGGACCCATTGTGCCACTTCGCCGGAAACCGGCCTTCAAGCTAGCTCCAAACCCATTTCGAGGGTCGACGAGCACGGCTCGAGCGACCGGAGAAGTGGCACGGGGCATTTCTTCCCAATCAGGGTCGATTGAGTACGCCGCAGACCCTGCCTAGGACGGTGAGCCGCTCCGTTTCCGACATGCTGAGCTGCACCGGCGGGACCGACGGGTTGTCGCTGGACAGGTGCACGCCGGACCCGACGATCCAGCGGGCCCGCTTCATCAGCAAGGCGCCGTCGACCCTCACCGCGTAGACCTGTCCGTCACGGTCCACCCGCGTTACCGAAGTGTCGAGGATCGCGATGGCGCCGTCCCGAATGGTGGGCTCCATGCTGTCCCCGGCCACCCGTACCGCGACCGTACGGCCGCGCGGGCGGAAAAGGTCGCGAACCACCGCGCCGGGCAGCTGCAGCACCTCAACCGGCTTCTCGTCGCCCCAGGGCTCCCGGCCGGAGCCGGCGGAGAACTCGATGTCATAAAGGGGGCACTCCCAGGTATCCGCCTGAGCGGAAGGAAGCCTGGGCTGATCGCTTGGGCCGCCTTCCTCGCCGGCTGCCAGCCAACCGACTGACACACCCCCAGCGGCGGCGAGCCGTACCAGCACCGGGCGCGTGGGCTCGTTGATCTTCTGCAGATAGTTCCGAAGCGTGTTCGGCGGCACCTTGGATAGGGACGCGAAGCCGCCCTGTGACCCGCCTGTGGTCCGCTCGATCAGCATCCGAAGCCGCTCCGCGAAGCCCCCGCCATCCGGATCTGCACCCTCGGGACCCGAATTCGGGTCTTCACGGAAGAAAAATGCCATGGTCCGCCCTCATCCTTGTTGACATTGGCTCCAACTTCATCCGAAAACCGTATTCGGACGGAGCGGGCCCTGATGCGGAAGAGCTGGAACCGGAAACGCGTACTCGCCGAGCTGAAGGCGCGCGGCACGAGCCTGCGCGCCATCGGCGATCAGCTCGGCTACGCTCCCACCTCGATCTATGGCGTTTTCCGGACGTCGATGCCGCGGGCCGAAGCCGCCATCGCCGCCGTTCTCGGTACCAAGCCGCACCTTATCTGGCCCTCTCGCTACGATCAGGACGGTGACCCCATCGGGTGGTCCCGAATGAAGGCGGTTATCAACTCCAAATTCGGTGGCGGCAACGTCAAAACCGGCGAGGCCGCGTGACATGGCGTCCGCGAACCGCGACCAGCTGTCATTCGAAGGGTTGTTCGTCCCCCCTGCACCCACTCCCCGGCCGGCCGACCTCGGCCAGGCGGTGCGCCGGGCGCTGTCCGAGGCCCTGAAGGGGGCCGCCCGCCAAGGGACGCCCCGCAAGGGCCTGGCCGAGCGCATCAGCGCCGCCGCGTGCCGCGAGGTGAGCGTCCACATGCTGGACCGCTTCGCCGCGCCGTCCTGCGAGAACTGGCGGCTTCCGGCCGAGCTGGTGCCCGCCATCGCCCAGGCCACCGGCGACCGCCGCATCGTGGAGCTGCTGGCCGAGGCCTGCGGCGGCCGCGTCCTCTGGGGCGACGAGGCCGCCGTGGCCGAGCTCGGCGCGCTCCACCTGCAGGAGCGGGACGCGCGCGCCCGACGACGATTGCTCGACCGTGCCTTGCCTCCGGCAAGGCGCGCCGAAGTCCTCGACGGCCTCCGCGGCCGATTGGGAGGCGCCGGCGGATGAAGCCAGCATCCATCTCGGGGGGGATGGAGCCAGAAGAGCCGGCGTGGGCCGGCCGGGCAGCCGAACTCCTCCGCGCCGACAGCTTCACCGCCGCCGAACTGGTGGCCCTCGAGGTTCCGGGTTGGCCGGCCAGCCGGTTCCGGATGCGGGAGTTCCTGAAGAAGCAGGGCCTCAAGCCGTTCCTGCGGGTCCGTCAGGGCGGCCGAGCCGAGGTGTACCTCACCACCGCCTTCCCGCGCGGCCTTCGCGCGGAGCTGGCGCGGCGCATCATGGCCTTCTTGCCGCTGGGCGGCGCGACGGGTGGCGCAGCCCTGCCGGCGAACGATGGCGCGCTGACGCGATCGCAGCAGCAGCTCCTCGCCGCAACGCCGCGCCGCGCCACCCGCGCCGAGACACGCGCCGTCGCCGTCCGCGCCTTCGAGGCGTGGAGCGCGGCTGTCGGGCTGCAGGGACGGCGGGCCGCGGACCGCTTCTCCGAACTGTGGGAAGCCGGGGCCATCGAGGTGCCCGACTGGGTGACCGAGGCACTGCCCGCGCTCAGCGCCCCTTCGCTCCTGCGCTGGCAGCAGCGCCTGGCGGCCGAGGGCGCCATCGCGCTCGCCGGCGACTACAAGCCGCGCCTCTCCACCATCGACGCCGACCCGGCGCTGCGCACCGCGGCCGAGGGGCTGATCTACCGGCACCCCCACGCCAAGGGGTCCGATCTCCGCGACACCCTGAGGGCTGTTTGCAACGACGGCCGCGACCTCCCCTCGTACCGGGCCTGCTGCCGCTGGCTCGCCGACTGGAAGGCGAAGCGGCGCCAGCTCCATCAGCACCTCCTCAACCCCGACGCCCACCGCGGACGCTTCATGCCGGCCTTCGGTGACGCGGCCGCCGGCATCGAGCGCCCCAACCAGCTCTGGGAGATGGACAGCACCCCCGGCGACGCGATGCTCCGCGTCGCCGACCGGAAGGTGCGCCACACCGTCATCGGCGTGGTGGATGTCCACACCCGCCGGAAGCTGCTGCTGGTCTGGCCCACCTCCAACAGCGAGGGCATCGCCCTCCTGATCCGCCGCGCCATCCTGGAATGGGGCGTGCCGGAGGCGATCAAGACCGACAACGGCGCCGACTATACCTCCCGCGCGGTGTCCCGCGTGCTCGCCGATCTCGGGGTGAGCCACAAGCTGACCCGGCCCTTCTCGCCCGAGGAGAAGCCGCACATCGAGCGCGCGCTCGGCGCCTTCTCCCACGGCCTGGTCGAGCTGCTGCCGGGCTTCGCGGGGCACAACGTCGCGGAGGCCCAGGCCCTTCGCGAGCGGCAGACCTTCGCATCCCGGCTGATGTCGCGCGGCGAGGTCGCGGACTGCCCGCTCTCGCCCGAGGAGTTCCAGCGGTTCTGCGACCGCTGGTCCGGCGAGTACCACTTCCGCCGCCCGCACGCCGGCCTCGGCAACCGCACGCCCGAGGAGGTCATGCGCGCCTGGACCGGGCCGCTCCGCCGGGTGGCGGACGAGCGCGCGCTGGACCTGCTGCTGGCGCCGGTGGTCGGGCTGCGCACCGTCACGAAGAAGGGCATCCGCCTCGACCGCGGCACCTACATTGCCGCCGCGCTCGGTTCCCTCGTGGGCGAGCAGGTGGAGTGCCGGCACGATCCGGCGGACCTCGGCCGCATCTACGTCTTCACGACCGAGGGCGCCTTCGTCGCCATCGCCGAGGATCCGGAGCGGACCGGCATCGACCGCCGCGCCGTCGCCCAGGCCGCGAAGGCCGTCGCGCGCCGCGGCGTGTCCGAGCAGCGCGCGCGCCTGAAGGAGGCCGCGAAGGCGCTTCCGAAGGGCGCGGCGCTGGCGGAGGCCATCCTCGACGCCGCGGCGCCCGCGCCGAACGTCGTCGCCTTCCCGCGCGCGGCCGCGCCGCACTCCACGCCCGCCATCGAGCAGCTCGGCCGCGCCGCGCGCGCCGGCGAGGCGATGCCGCCGGCCGAGCGCTCGGCCGAGGAGGCCGCCCGCGCCGCCTGGGTGGCCGAGAAGGCCAAGCGCCGCGCCGCCGAGGCGGCCGAGGACAGCGCCGACGCGCAGCGCGGGGCCCGGATCAAGCGCGGCCTCGCGGTGATGGACGCGCTGCTCGCCGGCGCCGCCGTCGAGCCCGCCGAGGCGGCCTGGTTCGAGGGCTACCGCGAGCTCGGCGAGTTCCGCGTCGCCCTGCGCCTGCAGGGGCTCGACCCCGACGACATCCCCGCAACCGCCTGAGGAGACACCATGGCAGCCCCCGCCAGCCTAACCGATCTGCAGACAGCGGCCGAAGCTTCCGGCGGCATCGCGCAGCTCCGCAACGTCGGCGCCTTCGCCGCCGCCCTCGAGGACGCCAGGCGGCGCCCGCACCACCTGCCCGGGCTGGTCTGCATGTATGGCCCCTCGGGCTGGGGGAAGACCCGGGCGGCGACCTTCGGCGCGAACCTGCACCGCGCCGTCTACGTCGAGGCGCGCTCCACCTGGACCAAGCGGGCCTTCTGCCGGGCGATCCTGCACGAGCAGGGCATCGAGCCCGACGGCCGCGTGTACGAGATGGTCGAGCGCATCGCCCAAGGGCTGATGGCCAACGAGACGCCGCTGATCGTGGACGAGGCCGACTTCGTCCTGCAGGCGGGCATGATCGAGATCGTCCGCGACATCCACGAGGCCTCGGGCGCCGTCGTGGCGCTGATCGGGGAGGAGCGCCTCCCAAACAAGCTGCGGGCGGTGGAGCGCGTCCACAACCGGGTCGCCTTCTGGGTGGCGGCGCAGCCCTGCGACCTGCAGGACGCGAAGGAGCTGGCGCGCCTCTACCAGCCCAAGCTGACCCTAGCCGACGATCTGCTGGAAAAGGTGGTGCAGGCGAGCGCCGGCGGCGCCCGCCGCATCGTGACGAACCTCCACAACATCGCGCTGGAGGCGAAGAAGGCACCGGCGGAGGTGCTCGACGTCCGGTGGTGGGGCCGCAAGTCGCTCTTCACGGGCGACGTCGAGGCGCGTGCGGCTCTGGCCGCGCCGCGCAGGGCTGGCTGATGGCAGCTCGAGTATCACCTTCCCACGGCGAGGCGCGGAGCGCGCTCTGGGCTGCCCTCCTCGCGGCATCCGAGCGCAAGGCCCCGCGCACGAACGCCCTCGCCGACGCCGCCGGCTTGCCTGAGGACACGGCGCTGAAGCTGCTGCGCGCGTGGGTCGCGACCGGGCATGTCGAGCAGACGCGCGAGCGCCGGCGCGAGGGCGGCTTCGCCTACCGCTGGCGCCCCGTCCGCCGCCTGCCCGAGGCGCCCGAGGGCGGCCGCGCCGAGACCGCGCAGGACCGCCTGTGGCGCACGATGAAGATGCTGAAGACCTTTTCGGCCGAGGACCTCGCGATCCACGCTTCGGTCCCCGGCCGGCCCGTGTCGCTGCAGACGGCGCGCGATTACTGCAACCGCCTGGCCCGCACCGGCCGCTATCTCCGCTTCGTGGAGCGGGGCGTGCAGGGGGGCGCGGCGAGCCTCTACCGGTTCGTCGGCAGCACCGGTCCGCGGGCGCCCCGCATCGGGCGCGACCGCTCGGTCTTCGACCCGAACATCAACGAGGTCGTGTGGCGCCCGGATGGAGGAAAGGCCGATGGCTGACCTCGTGCGCGAACTCGCCCCGGTGCTGCGTGGCATCGCCTACCCCGTCCTCGGCGGCTGGGTGGCCGGATACGCCACGGGCTGGCTCCTCGAACAGGTGCTCCGATGAGCGGGAAGAACCGCGCCGCGGCGCTGGCTGCCTGGGCAGCGCCAGCGCCCGACTGGGTGCTGCGCCTCGCCGAAGAGGCCGATGCCACCAGCCAGGTGCGCGCGGGCGAGCGCCTCGGCCTCAGCCCCTCCACCGTCAACGCCGTCATCCGCGGCCGCTACGGCGCCAAGACCGACCAGGTCGAGCGCGTGGTCCGCGGCAAGCTGATGGACGCGAAGGTCGTGTGCCCGGAGCTGGGTCCGACGCCGCTCGACGTCTGCCACGACCACCAGGCCCGCGCCGGCGGCCTCGTGGACACCGGATCCTTCCGGGCGCGCATGCGCCGCGCCTGCAAGGCCTGCCCCCTTTCCCGCTTCTCGCAGGACCCCGCATGACCACGAAGAAGAAATCCGCCGACGCCACGCCCGGCCCCGGCCACAACAGCGGCGAGGACGGGCCGCTCGCGGGCGACCGCCTCGCCGGGCTGGTCCAGCGCCTCGAGCGCATCGAGCAGGACATCGGCGCGCTGAACAGCGACAAGCGCGACGTCTACGCCGAGGCGAAGTCGGCCGGCTTCGACCCGAACGCCCTGCGGGAGGTGCTGCGCTACCGCCGCGACCCGGCCAAGCACGAGGAGCGCTGGACGCTCCGCGACCTCTACCTCCGCTCCATCGAGAGCGCGCAGGCCAAGCCATGACCGCCCGGCTCCAACCCGACCACGAATGGCTCTCCAAGGCCGTCGTGAAGGCCCTTGGGGACGTGAAGCGCATGCCGAAGCTGCGCGTCGCGGGGCGCGCCGATCTCCGCAAGGCCGTGCTGCTGACGGGCGATGACCTGACGCGGACGTGCGAGCTGCTGGAGGCCGAGTTCCGCATCATGATCTGGCCGGCGGAGGTGGCGCAGATCGCCCTCGACGGCGCCACGGTCGACCGCATCGTCGAGAGCGTCCGCCGCCAGCTCGACAACCACGCGCTGCTCTCCCGGCACGCCGGCGCGAAGGAGCCGGCGGATGCCTGAGACGCCCCGCACCACCTGCACCGGCTGCGTGCACATCTCGGTCAGTCCCAGCGGCTGCGCCCGGTGCCACCACCCCGCCCGCTGGCACGACGCCCTGATGTCCCTCGGCAAGCCGCGCGTGATCGACGAGCGCTGGCGGCGCGGCGATGCCTGCCCGCACTGGTGCCCCCTCCGTCGGAAGGCGGCCGGCTGATGCCGCTCCTCCCCCAGCCGCGGCCGCGGGACCTGGCCGCCCTCCTGAACGGCCTCGCCGACGGCGCCGGCGCCGGCGAGCTGACCGACATCCGCGCCCACGAGGCGATGGGCTGGGAGGTGCGGGGCCGCCTTCACGGTTCCCCGCTGGTCCGGAACCCCGTGCTGGGCGCGTGGCAGCCCATGCCGCGCGTCTCGCGGTCGGTCGATGCGGCCGCCGCCTTCCGCCCGTGGGGCTGGCGCTGGCGCGCCGGCGAGCGAGAGGACGGCAGCGGGTTCGGGTGGGTGTCCGCCCCCGGGCCGGCCGAGCCGGGCCTGCTGGTCCGCTACGCGGAGGCCAACGCCGCGACGCCGGCGCTCGCCCTGCTGCGCGCCGCGCTGTCGGCGCAGCTCCTCCTCGTCGCCGAGGCCCGGCCGCCGGCGGCCACGCGATGCCTGTGCGGCTGGGACGGCCCCGACGCGGCGCTGCTGCCCGGCGGCGGCTGCCCGGACTGCCGCCGGCGGCTTCCCGCGCTGGAGCACGCGGCATGACCGAGACCCGTTGCGCCGATCCCTGGGCACGCAGGGAGATCGTCCGCCTGCGGCACCAGGTGGAGCTGCTGCAGGAGCTGCTCAGAGGCCGGAAGGCGCCGCGCGCCGACGCCTGCCTGATCATCGCCGACGTCGTGGGCAACCACCACGGCACGACCGGCGCCACGCTGATCGCGCGCGAGCGCAACCGGACCCTGCGCGAGCCGCGGCAGATCGCGATGTACCTCTGCCGCAGGATCACGGGGGCGTCGTACCCGGCGCTCGCCCAGGTGTGGGGACGCGACCACACGACGATCAGGTCCGCGGTGGAGGACGTCGGCTCCGCCCGCGACGTCAACCGACCGCTCGCCGGCCGCCTCGCGCGGCTGGAGGCCGAATGCCGCGACGCCATCGGGGCGCGCCCTTCCTCCCCAACCCCCGTCGAAGGAGAGACGTCATGCGTGTGAAGACGCCTGCGGCCCGCGTGCCGCAGAGCCGGGAGGAGGCCGACGCGCTGCTGGCGCGGCTCGGCGTCCTCGTCCGGGACCGCCAGGTGGTGCAGGCCGCGCACGACGAGGCCGTCGCGGCCGCCAAGGCGAAGGCGGAGCGCGAGGCCGCGCCGATCGACGCCGAGATCGCGGAGGCGACCCGGCTGATCCAGGCCTGGGCGGAGGCGAACCGGAGCGAGCTGACCAAGGGCGGCCGCACCAAGACCGTGAAGATGCCGGCCGGGGTGCTCTGCTGGCGCGCCGGCCGGGCGCGGCTGGTGGTCCGGGACGAGCAGGGCGCCATCGACCACCTCTTCAAGGCCGGCAAGACCAACTTCATCGCGACCAAGGTCAGCCTCGACAAGGCGGCGCTGCTGAAGGCGCCGGACGTGGTCGAGGACGTGCCCGGCATCGAGATCGCCCTCGACGACGAGCAGTTCGTGGCCGAGCCGGTGGCGCAGCCGCTGGCGGGGGCGGCGGCATGACGTCGTTTCTGTTGGCATGTGCCAGCGCCGGAGTGTTCCTCGGCTTCTTCCTGTGGGGCATGGCCAGCGCCGGCGCGCACTGGCTGTCGGAGGACACGCCGGGCCGCGTCACTCCCGCCGACATGCGCGGGCTCGCGGCGCTGGTGATCGGGCTGAGCACGGCCTTGGCGATCTTCGCTCTCGTCTGGCGGTGGCTGCCGTGAGCGCCCGCCGCCCCCGTTGGCTGCGCCGCAGGCGCCGCCGCCAGCAGCTCCGCCGCGTGCGGCGGCTGCTCGGCCTCGCCGCCACCCCCATCCCCCTTTCCGCGCTCGCGCGGATGGATCCCGAGGTCTTGGCATGACCACGATCACCGACGCCGCGGAGCGCGGCGGGATCTTCCAGCTGCACCTGCCCCGCGCAGGCGGTGCCGCGACGTACGAGCCGGAGGCCATGCCCGGTCTGCAGGCCGTCGCGAGCCCCGAACAGTTGGCCGCGCTACTGCGGAACGAGGGCCGCCGCGGGGCCGAAGCGCTCGCCGGGCATGCAGGGCTTCTGATGTCGCCGCCGCCATCGGTCCGCGCCGTCATGACCCTCGGCGCCCTTCACCACGAGCGCGGGTACCGGCTGCCGGACGGGCGCGTCGCCCGCCTGGTGATGGCCGTCTCGATCGAGGGCGAAGGCCAATGAGGGCGCAGCTCGAGCGGCAGGCGGGCGAGCTGTGGACGGCCGCCCAGAACCCGGAGAACCGCAACAGCCCGTCCGCCCGCGAGCGGTGGGTGCGGTGGCTCGCCGGCGCGGCGGAGCACCTGGTGGAGCAGGAGGTCGCGCGGCGCCTCCGGGAACGCGCGGGCGAGCCCGAATGAACCGGCGCGCGACGGATGCCCTCGCGGCCGCCATCCGGCGGGCCTGCGAGCCGGAGCTGGCGCTCCTGCGCGCGTGCCTGCTGAAGCAGGCGAACCCGCTCCTCGTCGTGAACGTGGACGCGCCGTTGACGCCGTCTCCGCCGGACGCGCCGCAGGATCCGCGCGCGAGGAAGGCCGCCGCGCAGCGGAAGTGGCGCGAGAAGAAGCGCGACGGCCGCCCGCCCTCCAAGGAATTCCCGCCGCCCGTGGATCCGGAGCGGCTGCGGAAGGCGCGCGAGATCTACGCCGCCGGCGGCAGCAACCGCGACATCCGGCGCGAGACCGGCCTCGGGATGGGCACGATCATCCAGTACCGCCAGGCCGAGGGCTGGACCCGCGCCGAAGGGGCCACTCTGCCCACCAAGGGCCGCCGCCGGGCGGATCCGGCCGAGGTCGTGGCGGAGGCGCGCCGGCTGTACGAGGCCGAGTGGCTGGGCGTGAAGGCGATCGCCCAGCGCCTCGGCCTGTCGTCGGCCGGAAAGGTGGAGACGTGGCGCCTCACCGACGGGTGGCAGCGGCGGCCGAAGCCCAAGGCGGCGGAGGTGCCTCCGCCGGCGCCGCCCCCGAGTGAAATCATGGCCACGTCGGCGCCGAAGCCTGTGGATAGCGTGGGCGTTGCGGTTCCGGTCCAAAGCCGACCGGCCGGGGAGAGCGCCGATCGGCCGCTCCCGCAGCCGGCGGATCCGGAGCCGGGTCGCGCGGCACCGCCGGCCTTCGTGAGCCGAGCGCCGGCGCTGCGGCGGGTGGCGGACTACCTGTTCGACCAGCTTCGGGCGGACGGCATCGGGCAGGCGACGGCCGCCAACCGCGTCGCACGCCTTTCTGACGAGGAGCTGCTCGACCAGGCCAACCACCGCCGCGCGCGGCGCCGCCTGCTGCTCTTTGCCGCCGACGGGACTCTGGTGCCACAGCCCGAGGACCAGGCGCCGGCGACCCCGGTCCGACACATCGCCCCGCGGGGCACAGGCGTCGCCCCTTCCGTCGTGTTCCCACGCCCTCGGACGTCGCAGCCGCTCGCGGACCTGCCGGCCGAGCAGGAGGCCATCCTCCGGGCGGGATGGGCGGACCCGAACAAGAGCCACCGCGACATCGCGAACGAAATCGGCCTTCGGCAGGACCAGGTGGCGCTGCATGCGAGGCGCCTCGATCTCGGAGCGAAGGCGCAGCGGCCCTCCGGCGCGACCGCGCACTTCCAGCGTGCCAGCGCGCCGCGCGAGGCTCCGCCGCCCGACGTCACGATGCTCGAGCCCGTGCCGGCGACGCTCGACGCCGCGCAGGACTGGCTGATCGAGGACCTGGTGAGGGCCGACAAGGTCACCCAGGCCGAAGCCGAGGACCGGACCGTCGCCATGCCCGCGAAGCGGCTGGTCGCGGAGGTGAACCGCCGCCGGATCGCGCTCGGCCTGTCGCCCTACTTCCTCACGGAACGCGCGGCGTGAGCCACGCCCTCATCCCCGCCATCCACGCCTGCCGCAAGCACGTCGCGGGCCTCGCCGAGGATGACGCCTGGCGCCCGTTCCTCGAGCGCGTGACGGGCAAGACCAGCCTGCGCGCCTGCGACGGCCGCCAGCTCGGCAAGGTGCTCGACGAGCTGCACCGCCTCGGCGCCCCGAAGAGGCCCGGCGCCGGCGCGCGCGGCGCAACCTCCGACGACCGACCGCAGGCCCGCATGGCCCGGGGCCTGTGGATCGAGCTCGGCAAGGCCGGCGTGGTGCGAGACCCCTCCGAAGCGGGCTTGAACCGCTTCTGCGAAACGGTCACCCGCAAGGCCGCGATGCGGTTCTGCACGCCGGCCGAGCTGAACAAGCTGGTCGAGGCCCTGAAGGGGTGGCGCGACCGCACCGACGCCCAGGATCCCGTGGTGCGCATCGCCGAGGCCATGGAGGTGCACCCCACGGAGACGCGCGACCAGGCGCTGATCCGCCACCTCTGGGGCGCGCTGCGGGACGCGGGGGCGCTCCGGTACCAGGCCGGCCTCGACGCCTGGCTGCTTCCCCGCTTCGGGGTGTCGAACGCCGCAGCGCTCGACGAGGCGCAGGCCGAGGCCGCGGTGAAGCAGCTGGGCGAATGGCTGCGCGGGCACCTTCGGAGGCAGGGGACGTGAGCAACCAGGAAGCGCTGGACGACCTCCGTCGCCGTCTGATCGCGCTTTACCTCGACGCGATCCAGGCCCGCGGCATCCCGTGCCGGGAGGTCCTGCACGTCCTCGCTTGGACCACCGGGGAGATGGGCGCGATCGCCGCGGTCCCCGAGCGGGCCATGCAGGCGAAGCAGGAACTCCGCGGGAGCCTCGACGCCGGGTGGGACCACCGCGCGCTCGCGGACGCGCCCACGGCCGGCAGGGCGTGACATGCCCCGCCACCCCTACCTCCACTTCCCCCTGTTCGACGTCGCGGAGCGGCACGGCATCGACGCCGCCCTCCTGCTCGCCGAGCGGTTCGGAGGGCTGGAGCTGGAGGTGCCCCAGACGGCCCGCCCCGGCCACTCCGTCGCCCAGGCGTGCGGCCTTGCCGTGTGGGAGACGCTCGTCGGCCTCGCCGACGCGGGAAAGATCCGCAACCGCCGCGTCCACATCCCCATGGGACCGCGCCATCCCGACCGGCTTCGAGCGGCTTGGCGAGAGGGGGAGGTGCGGCGGCTGACCGACGGCGGCGGAAGCGAGCGCGTCATCGCGACGGAGCTGAGGATCTCCGCGCGCCGGGTGCGGCAGATCCGCGCACGCTTGCGCGAGCCGCGCCGGCAGGGCACGCTCGACGTGTAGCTAGGGACCCCGGGAAACGCTTCCGGGGCGCAACCGCCAAACGACGCGGCCAAGTTGCCGCCCATGGCCGCCCCCCAACGCCCGACCAGCCCTTCCGTTGCCCGCACGCCGCGCGGCATCCGGAACAACAACCCCGGCAACATCCGCTGGCAGAAGGGCGTCACCTGGCAAGGCCAGGCGAAGGATCGGACGGACAGCGAGTTCGTCGTCTTCGACACGCCGGAGTGGGGCATCCGGGCGCTGATCCGCGTGCTGCTGTCCTACAAGCGCCGAGGCGTGGTCACCCCCGCGGCCATCATCAACCGCTGGGCGCCGCCGAAGGGCCAGGCCCAGGACGGCCGCGCCTACACCCAGAACACCGGCGCCTACGTCCGGTCCATCAGCGCGGCGCTCGGCGTCGGCGCGGACGCCGTGATCGACGTCGAGAGCGCTGACACGCTGCGCCTGCTGCTCCCGGCGATCATCCAGCACGAGAACGGCCAGCAGCCTTACGCCCCCGAGGTCCTCGAGCGGGCGATGGAACTGGCAAACATCGAGACCGGGAGGGCGTGAGATGACCTGGTGGCAGCCCCTGGCGTCGGCCGGGCTGGAGATCGTGGCGAGCCTCGTGCTCGCCCTCGGCGGGGCGGCGCTGCTGCGCCTCTACCGCTGGCTCGGGCTCAGCCAGGACGCGCAGGTCCGCGAGTACCTGGACGCCGCCCTCAAGAGGGCGGTGGACTTCGGCGTCGCCGAGGCGCGCCGGAAGTTCGGCCTGGCGGTCCTCGCGCCCGGCGGGGATGCCTACGTGCACGCCGTCGACGCCGCGGCCGCCTACGCCCGGCAGACCGTGCCGGACGCGCTCCGGCACTTCGGGATCGACGACGGCGGCTTGGTGGACCGGCTGCGGGCCCGCCTGCCGTCGCCCGCCGCCAGCCTCGCCGGCTGACGGGCATGGAGGGGCTTTGGGGGGAGCTCCTGCGCGCGCAGGGCCTCGTGGTCTTCCTGCTGGGGCTCATCGTGAGCGCCGCGGGCTTCGCCGTCTCCGCGAAGGTCAAGGACATGGTCTCGAACAAGGCCGCGACCTCCCAGGTCCAGGCCATGGAGGGGCGGCTCGACCAGGTCGAGGACCGCCTCGTCCGGATCGAGAGCGCGCTCCAGCACCTGCCCGGCGCCGACGATCTCACACGGCTCGAAGTGGCGGTGGAGCGGCTGAGCGGGGCGCTGAACACGGTGGCCGCCAAGACGGACGGCGTGCTGCAGATGCTCGACGCCCAGGGCCGGCGCGTCGAGCTGATCGACGAGCACCTGAAGAGGGCGGCCGCGTGAGCTACAACACCCTCCTCGCCGAGGACCGGCGGCTGTCGATCCTGCTGCTGATGAAGGACGCGCCGGGCGGCACGACCAACGAGGCGCTGCTCCACCAGGCGCTGCCGATCTACGGCCACTCGCCCTCCCTCGACACCGTGCGCTCGGACCTCGGCTGGCTGGCCGAGCAGGGCCTGGTCGAGACGAAGGAGCCCGGCGGGCTGCTGATCGCCACCATCACCGCCCGCGGGGACGACGCGGCGAACGGCCGCGCCGCCGTGCCCGGGGTGAAGAAGCCCGTCCGGAGGTAGGGGTGCCGCAGCCCTCCTCCATCGAGCTGCTGCCCCTGCCGCTTCGGCAGGCGGTCGAGAAGGCGATCCGGGAAGGGCGCCTGCCGGACGGCAACGCCGCTACGATCGACGCCCTCGTCTCGATGGTGGGGGCGCACGGCCACCAGGTCAGCCGCTCCGCCATGGGGCGCCACCGCAAGACGGTGGCGGAGGAGATCGAGGACTTCCGGCAGCAGCAGCAGCTCGCGAAGCTGTGGATGGACCAGGCGCGCGAGAACCCGGACGGCGACGTCGGCCAGGTCGTGGGCGAGTTGCTCAAGATCATCGCCATGGGGACGGCGCGCGAGCTGCGCCAGGCGGAGGAGCCTGCGGACCCGAAGCAGATCCGCACCCTGGCGGCCGCCATCAAGGATCTCGCCATGGGCGACCGGCACCGCACCAAGCTGCGCGCCGAGCTGCTGGCCGAGACCCGGAAGAAGCTCGACGAGGTGGCCAAGGACGTGAAGGGCCAGCCCCAGCTCGAGGAGATGCTGCGCCGCATCCGGCGCGACGTGTACGGCCTGGAGGACTGAGGCGTGGACAACCAGCACCGCAGGATCAGCGGCTACCGCGAGCTGACCGAGGCGGAGATCGCCGCCATGAACGAGGCGAAGGCCATGGGCAACGCCATCGGCGGGCTGCTCGACCGCATGAAGGAGCTGCCCGGGGTGGACCAGCGTGCGCTGGCGATCGCCAGGACGGAGCTGCAGACGGGCATCATGTGGGCGGTCCGCGCCGTCGCTCGCCCCGACGGCTTCTAGCCTCCATGGCCGCCCGCCCCCCGCCGGCCTGGCTGCAGGCCGCCATCCTGGCCCTGCACGTCCACCTGAACGTCCGCACGCAGCGCTGGCTCGCGGGCGGCGACCCGCGCTTCGGGTGGTCCGCGCAGAGCTGGGCGGCGGCGCAGGCGGGCTCCGCCGGCGCGGCGGGCACGGTGGCGCTGATCGACCGTCTGTTCTGGGAGGGCCACTGCAAGGCCGAGCACTTGCGCGCCGCGGTCGGGCTGCCTCCCGACACCGCCGATTGGCGCAACGTGGCGGGTGCGCTCTGGGCGCTCGCGCTCATGGCCGCCGTGGCGATCGGCGCCGTTGCGCTCATGGGCTGGGCAGCCCCCTTGGCCGCCCTGGGAACCGCCGCCGGCGCCGCCCTCGGAAGGGCGCTGCGCCCGTGACGAGGCCGGCCCTCGAGCTCTACGACTACCAGCGCCGGTGGCTGCAGGACCGCAGCCGCTTCAAGGCGGCCATGTACGCCCGCCAGACGGGCAAGACCTTCACCACGACGCTCGAGGTGGTGGACGACAGCTTCGAGGCGATGGTCACCGGGAAGCGGTCCCGCTGGGTCATCCTGTCCCGCGGCGAGCGCCAGGCGCGGGAGGCCATGGAGGAGGGCGTGAAGCGCCATCTCAAGGCCTACCAAATCGGCTTCGAAAGCTCGGAGGGCGACGAGGTCTTCGGGGAGACCCGCGTCACCCAGCTGGAGGTCACCCTCCCCCAGGGCGGTCGCATCACGGCGCTGCCGGCCAACCCGGACACCGCCCGCGGCTTCTCGGCCAACGTCTTCCTCGACGAGTTCGCCTTCCACCAAAAGGACCGCGAGATCTGGAAGGCGCTCTTCCCGGTCATCTCGGCCGGCTGGAAACTCCGCGTCGCGAGCACCCCGAACGGGAAGGGCAACAAGTTCCACGAGATCATGACGGGGCAGGACGAGACCTGGTCCCGCCACATCGTGACGATCGTGCAGGCGGTGGCCGACGGCCTGCCGCGCGACGTCGAGCAGCTCCGCGCCGCCATCAACGACGAGGACGCCTGGGCGCAGGAGTTCATGCTGGAGTGGCTCGACGAGGCCTCCGCCTGGCTGCCCTACGAGCTCATCTCCGCCTGCGAGGACGCCAAAGCCGGCCACCCGGTGCTGTACGCCGGCGGAGGGGTCTTCGTCGGCGTGGACATCGGCCGCCGCCAGGACCTGTTCGTCATCTACGTGCTCGAGCTCGTGGGCGACGTGCTCTGGGAGCGCGAGCGGGTGGAGCTCAGGCGCGCCTCCTTCGCCGAGCAGGACGACGCGCTCGACGACATCTTCGCGCGGTACCGGGTGCTCCGCTGCTGCATGGACCAGACGGGCATGGGCGAGAAACCGGTGGAGGACGCCCAGCGCCGCCACGGCTCCATGCGGGTGGAGGGGGTGCTGATGACCGCGCCCACCCAGCTCCGGCTGGCGACGCTCGCAAAGGAGGCCTTCGAGGACCGGCGGGTCCGCATCGCCGAGGGCGATCCTCGGCTGCGCGCGGACCTCCACAAGATCCGCAAGGTGGTCGGTCCCACCGGCATCCCGCGCTTCGTGGCGGACCGGGACGAGGGCGGCCACGCGGACCGCGCCTGGGCGCTCTTCCTCGCGCTAGCGGCCGCCGCCAGCCCCGTCGCGCCGATCGAGTACCGCGCCCTCGGCCGCCCCCGCGTCTCCTCCAACCTCAGCGAGTTCCGAGGCCCCCGATGAGCGAGACCACCACCCCGCCGGCCGAGGTACCCCGCGCGGCCATCCGGATCGCCCGCGTCCGCCTCAAGACCGAGGTCGCGACCCTCGCCACCGACCCCAACGCCTGGACCTGGGGCGGGCGCCTCGAGCCGAAGGACGCCGTCCTCGTGCCCCGCGGCGGCCGCCGAGCGCTCGCCCACTACAAGGCGCTCAAGCGCGACCCCCGCGTGGACACGGTGCTCGGCAAGCGGAAGTCGGCCCTCGTCGGCCGCGAGTGGGAGCTCGAGCCGGCTGACGAAAGCGCCGGCGCCGCCCAGGCCGCGGAGCGCGTGAGGGAGGCGCTGAAGCCCCTCGCCATGTCGAAGGCCGTGGGTGACCTGCTGGAAGCGCTCTTGCTCGGCTATCTGCCCGGCGAGGTGATGTGGGACGTGGGCGGCGGCCTCGTGGTGCCGGCCGAGATCCGCCCGCGCGACCCGGAGCGCTTCGTCTTCCGCGACGACAGCGACGGCAAGGGCCCGCAGCTCCGCCTCCTCGTGAAGGGCAACATCGTGGACGGCGTCGAGGTGCCGCCCATGAAGTTCGTGGTGCACCGCCACCGCGGCGAGTTCGGCGACCCCTACGGCCTCGGGCTCGGCCACCAGCTGTTCTGGCCGTGCTTCTTCAAGCGGCAGGGCATCGGCTTCTGGCTCAACGGGCTGGAGAAGTTCGGCCAGCCCACGGCGGTGGGGAAGTACCCGAACGGCACCTCCGACCCCGACCAAGAGAAGCTGCTGGCGGCGCTGAGCGCCATCGCCTCCGACACCGGCGTCGCGATCCCGGAGGGGATGGCCGTGGAGCTCCTCGAGGCGAAGCGCGCCGGGTCCTTCGACAGCTACAACACGCTCGTCCGCTACTTCGACGAGGAGATCACCCTCGCCGTGCTCGGCGAGACGCTCACCTCCACCGCCGGCGACCGCGGGTCGCAGTCGCTGGGAAAGGTGCACAACGAGGTCCGGCTCGAGCTCACCAAAGCCGACGGCGACGCGCTGGCGGAGACGCTGAACGCCAGCCTGATCCCGTGGGTCGCCGCGCTGAATGGCGTGGGGGAGAACCTGGTCCCGCGGATCTGGTGGAAGGTCGAGGAGGGCGAGGACCTCAACCAGCGCGCCGAGCGCGACACGAAGATCAAGGGCCTCGGGTTCAGGCCGACGCTCGAGTACATCACGGGCACCTACGGCGAGGGGTGGGAGGAGGCGCCGGCGCCCGAGCCGCCGCCAGGCGCGCCGCCGGGCCCGCCGCCGATGCCGCCGGGCCTCGCGGCCGCCTTCGCGGAGGCGGCTATGGCCGCCCGCGCCGCGACGCTGCCCGCGGCCGACGACGGGCGCGACAATCCCGAGCGCGTGGCCGACTTGCTCGACCGCCGCACGGCCGGCCAGCAGGAGGCGCTGCTGCGGCCGGTCATCGCGCTGATGGAGCGCGCCGCCACCCTGCAGGAGGTCGCGGACGGCCTGGCCACCCTCTACCCGCGCCTCGACACGGAACGGCTGGGCGAGGCGATGGCGCAGGCGATGATCCTCGCCAGCCTCCTCGGCCGAGACGACCTGGCCGCCCAGGGGGCCTGACGTGTCGGGCGCGGCCTCAGCCCAGGCGATCGGCCTGCCGTTCGACGAGGCGATCGCGTTCTTCCGGAACAAGCTGTCGGTCCCGACGCCGCGCTGGAACACGCTGTGGCGGGACCAGCATGCGGCCGCCTTCACCGTCGCCGGCGCCATGTCGGCGGACCTGCTCGCGGATATCCGCGCGGCGGTGGACAAGGCGCTGGCCGAGGGCGGGACCCTCGCGGAGTTCCGGCGCGACTTCGACGAGATCGTCCAGCGCCGCGGGTGGCGCCACAAGGGCAAGCCCGGATGGCGGGCGCGGGTGATCTTCGAGACCAACCTGCGCACCGCCTACGCCGCCGGCGCCTGGCAGCAGGCGCAGGACACGAAGGATAGCCGTCCCTTCCTTCGGTACTCGGCGATCCTCGACAACCGGACGCGGCCGCTGCACCGGCAGTGGCACGGCACGACCCTGCCCATCGACCACCCGTTCTGGCGCACCCACTACCCGCCGAACGGCTGGGGCTGCCGCTGCACCGTCATCACGCTCAGCCAAGCGCAGCTGGACGCGCGCGGCTGGAAGGTCACCGACCCCGCTCCGCTGTCGGGCGGCGTGCCGCGCCGTGTGCGGCAGCCGGACGGGACGGAGCGGATAGAGGAGGTGCCGCCCGGCGTGGATCCGGCGTGGGCGTACAACGTCGGCAGGGCCGCGTGGGGCGAGCGCCTGGACCGGGCGACGATGGACGCTTGGGCGCGCAGCGGCGCCGCATCGTGGAAGCCCCTCGGCGGCGGCGACTGGCGAAGCGAAGGCCGGCCCGACGTGCTGCCGGCGACCACACCGCGGGCGACGCTCGGCGTGCCGGCGGCGGACCTCGCCGCCCTGGCGGCGGCGATCGAGCGCGTGATCGGCGGCCCGACGGGCACGCTGCAGCCTCCCGCGGGCCCTGCCGCGCACGTCACCGCCGCGGCGCTCGCCGAGCACCTCGACATCAACCGCGCGGTGTTCGTGCCCTTGCTGCGCGAGGTCGTCGAGGATCCGCAGGAGCAATGGCTGTCGTTCGAGCGGCACGAGCTGACGGGCAAGGTCGTGCTCCGCCAGCGGTTCGTGAGCCGCCTGGCGCTCGGGCCGGACCGCGGGTTCGTGGCGGTGGCGCAGGTCGTGGCCGGGCGCCTCGAGGCCTGGACCTTCGTCCCGATCCGCCGGGCCAACGAGCTCGGCCGCAGCCGCATCGGCACGCTGGTGTGGGCGAGGGAGGAGGAAGGGGACCGCACCGAGCCGACCGGAGGGCCACCGGATGACGGTTAGCGGGGTCGGCCCCAACCGGCATCGTCGCTCCGCGCAAGGTAGGCACGCCGGGCTCGAACCGCAACGCAAACCCGCAGAAGACCGCGAACACGGCCGTGGCGGGCCGTGGAGGGGGTCTGGGCGGGTTTTAGGGGTCTGGCCGCCCGCTGGTAGCGGCGGAACCCGTCGGCGCCGCGCTGGGTATCTCAAACGGGTATTAAACCCCCGGTCCCGAACGCGGCCGCGACCGTGGTTTGGGGGTGCCCGGGATCGGACGCCGGATCGCCCGGCGGCTCGCGACGTACCCGGGCGCATCCAACTGGGGATCGTCGATCAAGTCCGCCCCCGCCGCTCGACCTCCGCAGGCCTCGCACCGAAGCCGCGCCACGACGTCGGGAAGCCGCCGGTCCCCGCCGTGCCGCCGGGCGAGCAGCTTCAGGGGCAGGAGGGCCCGGTGACCGCATCCGCACCGGGCCTCGAGCCACCAACCGTCCCAGGCCGCCAAGGTGTCGTCGGGCCCGCGCATACCGGCAGCGTAATTTGAGAACGAAAACCGAACAAGCGGCCGGGAACCCTCAGAAGCCTACGCGCGTGCGCGCGCGAGCCCGACCATTGCGCGGCTGAGGCTTCGCGGCCACGCTGCGTGAAGGCCCGGCTGGGAGGGTCGTTACGGCGGGAGAGAAGGGATGGCTCAAGGCGCCGCTGGCGGCCGCGCGCTGCGCAGTCTCGCGGGGAACCAACTGCGGTACGGCGACAACCTTCCGCTCATGCAGGACATGGCGACGGCGAGCGTCGATCTGATCTACCTGGACCCGCCGTTCAACAGCCAGCGGAACTACAATCTCATCTACCGCAACCTGACCGGCGCGCCCGTGCCCGAGCAGGAGGTCGCCTTCTGCGACGCTTGGGAGATGGATCCCGAGAAAGAGGAGATGCTGCGGAACATGCCGCGCTTCCTCAAGGAGCACGACCTTCCTCGGGACGTTGTTGAGTTCTGGCGCGTGTGGATGACGTCCCTGCGGGAGACGCAGCCGAGGCTTCTCGCGTACCTGCTCTACATGTCGTGGCGGCTGGTCGAGATGCGCCGCATCCTCAAGCCCACGGGCAGCCTGTACCTGCACTGCGACCCGACCGCGAGCCACTACATCAAGGTCATCCTGGACAGCATATTCGGCCACGGGAACTTTCAGAGCGAGATCATCTGGAAGCGCACCAGCGCGCACGGCAGCGCCAAGCGCCACGGCCCAGTGCACGACACGATCCTGATGTACAGCCGCGGCAAGACGTTCACGTGGAACGACGTGCGCATGGCTCTCGACGAGGACTACGTCGAGGAGTTCTACACGCATCGCGACCCGGATGGACGTCGCTGGCGTCGATCTGATCTCACCGGCGCGGGCACGAGAAACGGAGAGACCGGCCAGTCCTGGCGCGGTATCGACGTGACAGCGAAGGGCCGGCACTGGGCCCACCCTCCCAGCGTCCTCGATGAAATGGACAAGGCGGGCCGAATCCACTGGCCCCAAAAGGCCGGCGGCATGCCGATGCTGAAGCGCTACCTCGACGCGTCGAAGGGCATGCCCCTGCAGGATGTGTGGACCGACATCCGACCCATTCACAACCTCGGCGCAGAGCGATTGGGATACCCGACGCAGAAGCCTATCGCCCTCCTGCGCCGCATCATCGAGGCGAGCAGCAATCCCGGTGACGTGATCCTTGATCCGTTTGCCGGCTGCGGGACCGCGATCTACGCGGCGCACGAGGCCAACCGCCGCTGGATCGGGATGGACATCGCCATCCTGTCGGTCCGCATCGTCCGCGACGTGCTGCTGAAGCGCTACGGCCTCCGCGAGGGACTGGAATACCAGATGTCCGGCATCCCGATGAGCGTCGAAGGTGCACAGGAGCTGTTCGATGCCGACAAGCGCCAGTTCCAGCATTGGGCGGTCGAGCTGTCGGGCGGCTTCGTGAACAGCCGCTACAGCGGAGACCGGGGCATCGACGGCCGCCTTTGGTTCGAGACCGATGCGGGCCTCAGATCCATGGTGCTGTCGGTGAAGGGCGGCGGCGCCACGCCGGCGTTCGTGCGCGAGCTGCGCGGCACAATGGAGGACGAGACGCACTGCGAGATGGGGGGCTTCATCTGCATGCAGACCCCGACCAAGGGCATGCTTGAGGCCGCTGCGTCGGCCGGGATGTACACCTACAAGGGGCAGCAATACCCCAGGCTTCAGATCCGCACCGTCGGTGAGTTGCTGGAGGGCAAGGGCTTCGTCACGCCTTCGCGCGTGCAGACACTCGGATGGACCTATGGCCAAGGCCAGCTGCCATTGGCCGGCGTCGCCGCGTCTTGATCTGGCGGGCAGGCAACCAGCGGTTGACGCGGCGCGCACCGGGTCTGCATAGGACGTCGGGGCGGCCCGCTACGGCCGGCCGCCCCAGTAGCCTTCCTTGGGTCAGGGACCGCTAATCACTTCCCCTTGGTCGGCTTCCGAATGGTCTCCACCACGGACCCCTTGGGGTTCGCGGTGGCGACTTTCACGGGGATGAACTGCCCCGAGGACGCGTCGCGTCCGATCTTCGTTCCTTTGGTCGACAAACAAATCACCTCCTTCCGCCCCGATCCTGCCGGCGAATCGGGCCGGAGGAACGCGGTGCCCAATCGGGCTAACACCAGACGGAACAAAGCGCGATTCGGTTTTTCTGAACCCGGCGAGTGCGGCCATTGGGCTGCGATTTTGCCCGGCGCCGCGCCCTCAGTGCAGGACGCGGCGCGTCGCTCCGGGCGGCGGGCTCTTCGGGTCCAGCTCCTCCGGCTCGCGCCATCCCGCGAGCACGCTGCCCAGCAGGACGCGCAGCAGCAGCTCGCGCGGCGGCCGGTCCGCCAGCAGCTCCACCGCCTCGAGGTCCGGCGCGGCCGCGGCGAGGGCCCGCTGGAACTCCACGCGGCGCCACGCCAGCCACAGCACCGCCGGCGGGACGTCCGCGATCTCGTCCTCCGGGTCGTCAGCCAGGCGGTCGAAGAGTGCGTCGCATGCGACCTCCACCCCGGGATCCGCTTCCATCCAGTCGTCCGGCACAAGCGGGCTCAGGCGGCGATCGGCCCATTCGCCGAGGATCTCGGCCACCTCGGCCTGGGTGATGAAGCGGGGCGAGGACATGGGGCTGAGCCTACACCTCCGCTGCCGTTTCTGACATTGCGCCCGGCGGCACGCCCAGCCACGCTCCGGCCACGCCACAGCCCGGAGCCCCCGCCCGATGCCCAGCAAGCCTGTCGCCCTATCGGCGACGCAGCAGAACCGCCGCCAGGTTTGGCAGCAGGGCGGCGCAGCACACACCAGCCCCGGCGGCCGGAGCGCCCAACAGCGCGATGACCAGGCCCGTGGCCATGCCGCAGACCGGCACCGCCACGGAGGCGATCCGGCCCTCCCTGGTGTCGCGAGCCTCGGTCTCGGCAGCCAGGCGCTCGATCATGGCTTGGTGGGCGATGTCTCGTTCGGCCATGCCAATGATGCGCTCGGCTGCACCTGGGACCACCTCGTCGATGGCCCGAAGCTCGGCCGCGGGCGGCACAGGTCCGCTGTAGCTGGTTTCGGAATACTTGACGGCCACCTGGCGGGCGCTGTTGGCGGCGGCCAGCTCGGCCGGCGTCGGCCCGGCGCCCGTACGCGGCGCGACGGCTCCCGACCGTCCCCTACCCCTGGATGCCACGCATCGCCCGTCGCAACGCCGCGCCCGTGCGCTGCCAAGCCCTTGCGGACACCGGCACCGGCTCGCGCCGGGGGGACGGCACCGGCACCAGGGGCGGCAGCGCGAAGGCATCCATCCACCGCGACAGCCTCGTGCGCCGCACGACACGGCCTTCGGCGTCAAACTCGAGAAGTGGGCGGGCGGGGGCATGCCTCATTCGTCATCCTGTCGCCGGGAGGGCGGGGCGGGTCAAGGGGAAACGTCCACCCGCCAGTAGGGATGCTCCTCCCCGGCACGGGAGGAGGCCGCCCGTGACGCGAACGCCGATCCTCGCCCTGGCCCTCGCCGCGTTGGCGGGGTGCGCCCCGACGCTGACGCCGCTGCCACGGCCGGCAGCTGGCTACGAAGCGATCAGGTTCGTGCAGCCCATCGAACTGCCCAGTAGCCCGAGGTTCCGCATCGCCGCGGGCACCGTCTACGTCCAGGATCGTACACGGGAGGACGGGCGGCGGCTCTGGTGCCGCGGCGGTGGCGACGGGTTCGACTGCCTGGAGCTGCGCGATGGCGGGCGTGTTCGGATCTGGGCCGAGGTCCCCGCCATCGGAGGCGAGCCGGTCTTCGAATTGCCACAGAGCGCGTTCGAGAGGCTTCGGCAGTAGCTGCGCACTTGACGCGGACTCAGCCGGTCCGCGATTGTGCGCACAGCCTGAAGGGGGCGTCGAAACCCTCCCAGGCCGGTTTCCGAACGGCGTCGGCCCACGCCAGGGGCACCCCGATACGTCCGGGTGGCGCGCAGGCATGTCCAAGGCCGAGGTTTGCACCTCCGCCCAAAGCTGCGCGTGGTCGTCCGTTCGGCGACTTTCGAACGCCCGGACCCGCGGCGGGGGTCGCACCCACGGAGGCTCGGCGATGCCAGCCGACAAGCAATCCACCGCGCTCGCGTACGGTGAGCACAACCTCGAAGCGCTCCACCACAACAGCATGACCTGGCTAAGGGGGGCGCACCTTGCGCCCCCCTTGGGCCTGGGTGACGAGCGGCGCGTCCGCGAGATCTACACCCGCAACGCCGACGAGTTCGGCCCCAACGAGACGCGCGAGCTGCCACTGCCCACCCCGGGCGGCGTCCAGAAGGTCCGGGTCTTCTCCCTCCACGGCGCCCGCCTCCTCGCCATGCTGGCCTCGACGCCCGAAGCGAAGCGCTTCCGCCGCTGGGTGATCGACCGCCTGACCGAGCTGGACGCGGCCCGTCCCGACACCGCCGCCCGCGCCAAGCGCCACGCCCGGATCGAGGAGCAGGTGGCCCGGTTCCGCCAGCACCTCCTCGCCGAGGACGAGCGGTACGATCCCTTCGTCGAGCGGCTCGACCGCATCGACCAGGACATCGCGGCCCTCAACGTGGACAAGCGCGACGTCTACGCCGAGGCACGCGTGGCCGGCCTCTCCGAGGAGGAGCTGCGCTCCATGCGCACATCGCGCCGCATGGTCGCCATCGGCTGGGAAGCGCCGCGCCGGAGGGCCCTGCGCCATGACTGAGTCCACCTTCCCTGGCCTCGCGATGCAGGCCAGCGCCGGCGCGATCCAGGCGGCAGCCGGCGCCGCGCTTCTCGGCGAGATCCTCGACATCCTGCCCGAGGCGCACTCGGCCCACCGCACGCTGTCCGAGGCGCGCGAGCTGCTGGTTCAGGCCTCCGACACGCTGGACCTTGCGGAGAAGCAGCTGCGCGGGGAGGCAAACGATGGCTGACCCCCGCGCCCCGCACCCGGACACGCCCGTGCCGCTGCCGCGCGACGAGGACGTCCAGCTCCGCAGCGGCCTCGCCGCGCTGCGAGATCTTCTCGATGCCGCGCGCGATCTGCACGCCGTGCATCCCGAGAACCTGGCGGCGCTCGTGAATGCCCTACTGACAGCCGGCCCGCCGCCGCGCTAGGCTTTCGACGAGCGGTTTCCATGCGGGCGCCGGAGGGGCAACCTTCCGGCGCCCTTCCTTTGTCCGGGGGAAGCGCTTCCGGGGCGCATCGCTTCGCGGCCGCGGCCAAGGTGCCCCGGCATGACCGCCCCCGCCCCCCAGCCGCCCGCACACGGCGCCGAGCCGCTGCCGCCCTTCGAGGTGTTCCGCGCCGGAACGCACACGGCGATGGACGGGCAGAGGCTCTCCTTCTCGCGCGGCGACCTCGAAGCCATCGCCGCCGCCTACGACCCCGCCGCGCGCGAGGCGCCGCTCGTCGCCGGCCACCCGAAGCACGACGACCCCGCCTACGGCTGGCTGGATCGCCTCGAGGTGAAGGGCGACACGCTCGTCGCCCACCCCAAGCAGGTGGACAGCGCCTTCGCGGAGATGGTCCGCAAGGGCCGCTTCAAGCACCGCTCCATCGCGCTGCTGCCGCCCGGCTCGCCCGGCAATCCTTCCGCGACCGCCCACTACCCCAAGCACATCGGCTTCCTCGGCGCCCAGCCGCCGGCCGTGCAGGGCCTCAAGCCCATCGCCTTCGGCCGGATCGACGAGACGAGCGTCGCCTTCATGGAGCCGTGGCAGCAGTCCGGCCTCGGCCGGATGCTCCAGCGCCTCCGCGAGTGGCTCATCGCCGAGAAGGGCGCCGAGACCGCGGACCGCGTCCTCCCCTCCTGGGAGATCGAGGATGTGTCGCGCCCGCCGGCGACGCCCGCTCCGCAGCCCTTCCCCGCCTTCTCCGAACCGCCCCTCAACCCGCCTCCAAGGGAGCCTGAAGTGAGCGAAACCAAGCTGGCGGAGCTGCAGGCGCAGCTCGACGCCGAGAAGACCGCGCGCGAGGCGGCCGAGCGCCGCGTCGCGGAGCAGGCCGCCGCCTTCGCCGAGGCCGCGGCGCGCGACCGCCGCCGGGACGACGAGGCCTTCCTCGACGGCCTGGTGACGGAGGGCCGCTTCCTGCCGGCGCTCAAGGCCGACGCGCTCGCCTTCATGGCGACCCTCGAGCCGAAGGAGGCCGTCGTCGCCTTCGCCGAGGGCGAGAAGCGCGCCCCGCACGCCGCCTTCCGCGAGCTGCTCGGCAAGCTGCCGAAGGTCATCCCTTTCGGCGAGTTTGCCGGCGGCATGGGCGAGATCCGCGCCGTCGACCCGCAGGACGCCTCGTCCATCCAGCGCGAGGCGGCCGCCTTCATCGAGCGCGAGGCCAAGCAGGGCCGCGCCGTCACCATCGCCGAGGCCATCGAGGCCGTCACCAAGGGAGCAGCCGCGTGAGCACGCCGATCCTCACCCAGTCCTTCACCGCGGGCGGGGCCATCGGCGCCAACCGCATCGTCGCGCCCCACGGCTCCAATGCCGGCCAGGTGGTGCAGAGCAACGCCTCGGGCGCGCTCTTCGGGGTCTGCACCCAGCCGGCCGGCGCCGCCTCCGGCGAGCGCGTGGACGTGCAGCTGATGGGCGTGGCCCGCGTGTCCGCCGGCGGCACCATCGCCTTCGGCGCGGCCGTGACGGCCGACGCGAACGGCCAGGCCGTCGCGGCCGCCCCGGCGCAGGGCGCCAACGCCCGCGTCCTCGGCTTCGCGCTGGAGGCGGCCGCCTCCGGCGATCTCTTCAACGTGCTGCTCGCGCCGCACACCATGCAGGGGGCCTGATCCATGGCGCTCGCGCCTTTCACCGTCCAGCCGAACCTGGTCGCGGCGTCCGGCCTCTACCGGAACAACCGCCTCATCGCGGACCAGGTGCTGCCCCGCATCGCGCCGGTGGGCACGCAGACCTTCAAGTGGCTGCTGCACACCATGGCGGACGGGTACACGATCCCCGACACGCGCGTGGGCCGCACGAGCCGCCCGCGCTCCGTCGAGTTCAGCGCCACCGAGCAGTCCGGCATGACGGTGGACTACGGCCTCGAGGTGGCCGTCCCGAACGCCGACGTGCGGAACTCCCAGGGCCAGTCCGACGCCGTCGCGCGAGTGGCCACCGACCCGCGCACCAAGGCGACGCTGCTCGCCACGGACCTCCTGCTGCTCGACCGCGAGGTCCGGGTGGCCAACCTGGTCTTCACGCTGGGGACCTACCCCAGCGCGAACCGCGCCACGCTCTCCGGATCGAGCCAGTGGAGCCACCCGGACTCCGACCCCATCGGCGCGATCCACGGCGCGGCGGACGGGATGATGGTGCGCCCGAACGTCGGCGTGATGGGCCGCCAGGTCTTCACCGCGCTGCGCCGCCACCCGAAGATCGTCTCGGCGGTGCTCGGCAACAGCGGCACCTCGGGCGTCGTGTCCGCCCAGGACATCGCCCGCTTCTTCGACCTCGACCGGATCGAGGTGGGCGAGGCCTTCCTCAACACCGCGCGGCCCGGCCAGGCGGCCAGCATGTCCCGCGTGTGGGGCAAGCACTTCGCCATGCTGTACCTGGACCCCAACGGCGGGCCCATGGACATGCCCTCGTTCGGCTGGACCCAGCCCTGGGGCGAGCGCGTCGCCGGCACGATCGAGGACCCGAACATGGGCCTCCGCGGCGGCGAGTGGGTGCGCGTCGGCGAGAGCGTGGCGGAGGTCGTCGCGGCGAGCGCGATGGGCTACCTCTTCCGCGACGCGGTCGCCTGACGGGAGGCCGCGCCATGACCCAGAAGAAGACCGAGACCGCCGCGGCCGAGGCGAAGGCCGCCGCGAAGCCCGCGACGGCGACCGTCCGCCTCCTTTGCAACGTCGACCACGACGGCGTCCGCCACGACGAGGGCGCCGAGGTCGAGCTGCCCGCCGACGTCGCGCTCCGCCTCGTCGAGGGCGGCGCGGCCGAGACCGTCGCCGCCGGCTGACCATGCCCTACGCCACCCAGGCCGACCTCGTCGCGCGCTTCGGGACGGAGGAGCTCGTGCAGCTCACCGACCGCAGCGGCGCGAACGCGGTCGACGCCTCGGTGGTCTCGGCGGCGCTCGCGGACGCGGCGGCGAAGATCCACGGCTACCTCGCCGCGCGCTACGCGCTGCCGGTCTCGCCGGCGCCGGACCTGCTGCGCAGCATGCAGGCCGACGTCGCGCGCTACCTGCTCCACGGCGACCGGGCGACCGAGCTGGTCCGGAAGAACTACGAGGACGCCCTCAAGCTGCTGCGCGACCTTTCCGAAGGGAAGGCCGTGCTCGCGGGCGCGTCGCCGGCGGGGGCGGGGGCCTCGCCGGCGGCCGCAGCGGGCCAGGTGCGCGTCTCCGCGCCCGCCCGGCGCTTCGGCGCCGAGGGCGGCATCGGGGAGTACCTCGGGTGACCGCGCAGGTCGTGATCGACGACGGCCTGGTCCGCCGCGCCTTCCAGGGCCTCGAGGCGCTGGGCGCGGACCTGACGCCGCTGTTCCGGGAGGTGGGCGCCCACCTCGTCTCCACCACCCGGCTGCGCTTCGAGGAGGGCCGCGCGCCCGATGGGCGTGCCTGGACCCCTTCCATCCGAGCGCGGACCCAGCGCGGCCAGACGCTGCGCGACAGCGGGCGCCTGCAGCAGTCCATCACCATGCGCGCCGAGGCGCGACAGGTCGCGGTCGGGACGAATGTCCGCTACGCCGCCGTCCACCAGTTCGGCGCCACGATCTCGGCGAAGGGCTCCAAGCCCCTCCGCTTCCGCATCGGCAACCGCTGGGCGAGCAAGCGCTCCGTCACGATCCCGGCCCGGCCCTTCCTCGGCGTCTCGGCCGAGGACGCGGCGGCGCTGCAGGCCATCGTCGCTCGGCGCGTCGCTCAGGCGATCGCGGGTCGCGGCCCATGAGCCTGCTGACCAATGTCCAGGACCGGCTCCGCCAGCAGGTGCCGCAGCTGCGCACCGTGGACGGCCTGGCCGCCTACGCTTCGCTGCCCGCGAAGCCTCCCACCGCGAAGCTGCCCGCCGCCTACGTCTTCGCGCTGTCGGACAGCGGGGAGCCGAACGCCACCGCCTCCGGGCCGCACCGCCAGCGCATCACCACCGTGATCGGCGTCGCGCTGGTCGTCTCCACGCTGCCCGATGCGCGGGGCGAGGCCGGCGCACTCGCGCTCGAGCCCCTGCGTGCCCTCGTCCGCAACGCGCTGATGGGCTGGAGGCCCGCCGGCGCCGACACGCCCTTCGACTTCCTGGCGGGCGAGCTCCTGCAGGCGAAGGAGGGCACCGCCGACTGGCAGCTGGCGCTGTCCTGCCGATCCACCGTCTCGATCCTCTGAGGGACCCCCGGACCATGGCCGAGAAGCCCGACAACGCTCCTGCCCCCCGCCCGACCGAGGGCGGCAGCTACCTCGTCGAGGGACGCCGCAAGCCGCGCCGCGTCGAGTTCACCGCCCCCGGCTCGGCCGAGGGCGAGGAGGCGCCGGCGCCGCCGGCCGCCGAGGCGCCCGCCGAGGGCGGCGCGGACGGGGAGGCCTGATCCATGGCACGCATGACCCACCTCCTGGCCCTCTGCGCCATGGAGGGCACATACGGCACCTTCGTCGCGCCGTCCGCCACCGTCGCGGCCGACGTCCTGCTGTTCCGGGATGTCGACGTGTCCGGCCTCGACGCCGAGCTCGTCGAGCGGCCGCGCGTCATGCCCTTCCACGGGGTGCCGCAGCGCGCGGCGCGCCACAGCCGCTCCCTCGGCCTGTCCGGGACGCTGCCGCTGCCCGCGGCCGGGGCCGCCGGCACGGCCCCGCCCTGGCGCCGCATCCTGCGGGCCTGCGGCATGGCCGAGACCATCACCGCCGGCACGCGCGTCGACTACACGCCGATCTCGGCGGGGCAGGAGGGCGCGTCCCTCCAGTTCTTCGTGGACGGGTCCCGCCACGAGGCCGCCGGCGCCCGCGGCACCTTCTCGCTGAACTTCACCGCCGGCGAGGAGCCGACGCTGAACGCGTCCCTGCAATCGGTGGTCCGGCCCCAGGCGGCCGCGACCTTCCCGGCCAGCCCCGCCTTCACCGGGTGGCCCGAGACGACCGAGGTCCGCAACGGCAACTCCACGCTCACCGTCGGCGGGCAGACGCTGCCCTTCCGGTCGGTGGGCTACACCCACGGGAACCAGCTGCAGCAGCGGGACATCCCGGCCCGGCGCGAGGTCCGCATCACGGGCCGGACGCCGACGCTCGACCTGCTGGTGGAGGCGCCGGACGGCTTCTCGCCGATCGACTTCTACGACCTGGCGAGCAGCGGGGCCCTCACGGCCCTCAACCTTGTCCACGGCGTCGGCGCCGGGAACATCGTCGAGCTCACCTGCGGCCAGATCCAGATCATGCCGGGCATCCGCAACGAGCGCGACGGCGACGTCCAGATGCTGCGGATGCAGGCCCGCGCGCACCCGACCGCGGCCGGAAACGACGAAGTCCTGATCCGCGTCCGCTGACCCCCGAGAGGCCCCCATGCTGAAGCTCGCCAAGGAAAACCTGTGGACCTGGCCCGTCACGGCCCTGAAGCCCGACGATGAGGGCGGGCTGACGGAGATCAGGTTCCGAGCCCGGTTCCGCCTCGTGCCGGCGGCGGAGCGGGAGGCTCTGCGCGCGGAGCCAGACGGTATCCGCAAGGTGCTGAAGCGCGCGGTGGTCGAGGTGCTGGACGTCGTGGACGACGAGACCGGCCTGCCGCTGACCATGAAGGAGACCCCCGGGCTGCTCGACACGCTGCTCGGCATCGCCTGGGTCGAGAACGGACTGATCCAGTCCTACGCCGACGCGCTCAGCGGCACGCCGCCGCGGGCCGCCGCGGGAAACTGAGGGACGCCGCGCGGGCCTGGGCCGGGTCGCGTGGCGCGGAAGCGGGCCGGGCATCGATCGAGGCGCAGGCGAAGGGCCTGGGCCTTCCGCCCGCCCTCGTGGCGCAGCTGGCGGCGCGGGCCGTCCGCGAGCCGCCGGCCGTGGAGGTGATGCCGGAGAACTGGGGGGCTGTGAGGGTGTTCGTCGCGATGGGCACGCAATGGCGCAGGGCGGGGACGGCGGGGCTTCCCGTCGGCCTTGATTACGCAGCGCTGCCGCCTGTCGCCGGCGCACTCGACGTCGTGGTCGATGCGGACCTGCTGGCGCGGCTCCGCCTGATGGAAACGACGGCCTCGGCCGCCCTCGCGGAGCGGTGGGGGCGGCGGTGAGCGGATCGAGCCTCCAGCTGCAGCTCCGGATCTCGGCCGACGCCAAGCAGGCGCAGGCCGAGATCGCCGGGGTGCGGCAGGGCCTCGACGGCCTTGCACAGGCGGGCCAGGGCGCGGCGACCGGCCTGGGAGCGACGACGTCGGCGACGGGGCGCGCCGCGGAGGGGCTGCAGAGGACGGCCGCGGCGGGCCGCGATGCCGCCCACGCCACCCGGCTGACCGGCGAGCAGATGCGGCAGCTCGCGCCGCAGATCAACGACGTCGCGACGATGCTGCTGAGCGGCTCGTCGCCGTTCCAGATCCTGGCCACCCAGGGCGGTCAGGTCGTGCAGATCTTCGGCGGCGTGCGGCAGACGCTGTCGGCCTTCGTCGGCCTGGTGGGCGGGCCGGTGGGCGTCGCGGCGCTGGCGGCGGCCGGCGGCATCGCGGCGATCGCCGTCTCCGCCGAGCGGAGCGAGAGGGCGCTCCTCAACACCACGCAGCGCCTCCGAGCGACGCGCGACGATTGGACGGCCCTCGGCCGGACGGTCGAGGACGTGGCGAAGCGCGTCTCGGTCTCCTCGTCGCTCTCCGAGGCCGACGCTCGGGCGGCCGGCCTTTCCATCGCGTCCCAAGGGCGCTTCCGCGGCGACGGAAACCAGCTCGAGACCTTGGTGCGCCTCTCGGCCGACGTGGCGCGGATCATGGGCACGGAGGTCCCGGAGGCTGCCCAACGGTTCGTGGCACGCGCGCTGCAGGATCCGGCGCGCGCCGCGCGGGAGGCGCAGGAGGGCGGGCTGCGCGGCTTCAACGACGAGCTGCGCCGCACCGTCGAGCTGCTGGTGGCCAGCGGCCGCGACGGCGACGCCGGGCGCCTCGTCCTGGAGCGGATCGGGCGGGCGGCCGGCGGCGCGGCGGAGGAGGTGACGCGCTTCCAGCGGGAGTGGACCAACCTCCGCAACCTGCTGGGACGCGGCTGGAACGCCATCACCGACGGCGCCGAGGAGCTGGCCGGCCGCGTGATGGAAGGCGCCCGTCAGGGCGTGGAGGCCCTGACCGGCCGCTCCGGGGAGGCCCCCGGGCTGCGCCCCGACGCGCGGCCCTCGGACGTCCGCGACTTCGTTCGCCGGACCGCGCTCGAGCTAGGCGTGAACCCAGCGCTCGCCGAGGCGGTGGCCGGCCGGGAGAGCGGCTTCCGGCAGCTCGGTGCGGACGGGCGCGTGCTCACGAGCTCGGCCGGCGCGCTGGGCGTGATGCAGCTCATGCCGAGAACGGCCCAAGGTCTCGGCGTCGATCCCAACGACCCGGCGCAGAACATCCGCGGCGGCGTCCTCTACCTCCGGCAGATGCTGGAGCAGTTCGGCGGCGACATCGGTCAGGCGGCCGGCGCCTACAACGCCGGCCCGGGGCGCATGCGGGAGTTCCTCGCCGGCGGCACCCTCCCTGCCGAGACCGTCCGGTACGTCGAGGCGGTGCTGCGCCAGACGGGGGCGACGAGCCGGATCGGGGACCGCATCGGCGCTCTGGCCGGGGGCCTCACGGGCCCAGCCGTCCGCGATACGCGCGTCGACCGGGCGTCGGTGCTGGACGCGCAGATCGAGCGGATCGAGCGGTCGCTCGAGGATGGCGGCCTCTCGCCCGACGACCGCCGACGGGCGGAGCTGAACCTCCAGCAGCTCCGCGCGCAGCGCGTCCGGGAGAACAACCCGAACTGGCGCATCACCGAGGCCGCCCGCGACCGCCTCGCTGTGCTGGAGCGGCCGGAGGGCGCCGCCCGCACCCTCATGCAAGCCGAGGTCTCCGCCAGGCGGCAGGCGGTCGAGGAAGGGCTGGACGGCGCTGGGCAGGACAGCCGGGCCACCGATGCCAGGGCGCGGGCCCAGCGCGAGCTGAATGCCGAGCTCGACGAGACGATCCGGCGCCTCGAGGAGGAGCGGCAGACGACGCTCCGCTCCGTCGAGGTGCAAGGCCAGGGTGCGGAGGCGGTGCGCGAGGCCACCATCGCCCGCCAGGCCGAGATCGACGCGCTCCGCTTCGCCCAGGCCGGCACGGACGAGTACGCGGCCGCCGTCGCCCGTCTGACGGAGCAGTACCGGCGGAACGCCCAGGCGCGGGAGCGCGCTGCGCTGGCGCCGTTCTCGCGCCAGCTTGACCAGGAAGGCGACGCGCTCGAGCTGCGCTCGTCCCTCATCGGCGCGAGCGCACAGGACCGTGCAGGGGCGACGGCCGAGCTCCGCATGCGGCAGCGCCTCGGTCTGCGCGCGGGCGAACGGGCGTCCGAGGAGCAGTCGGGGCTAATCTCGCGGGCCCGCAGCCAAGCGGTTCGCGGCCTCGAGGTGGACCGACAGGAGCAGGCCTTCAACGAGCTGGGCCGGATCGGCGAGCAGATGTTCGACCGCATCGGGGAGGCCGCGACGCGCATGGCGCTCGACGGCAAGAACGCCTTCGACAGCCTCAAGAACCTCGGCAACGCGGTCGCGAGCGAGCTGTACCAGGCGTTCTTTCGGCTGGCGCTGCTTAACCCCCTCAAGAACTGGCTGACAGGCTCCAACTCCCCGACGCTCGGCGACATGGGCGGGGTGCTCGGGCGCATCTTCGGTGGCGGGGGGGTCGGGGCCGCGCCCGCTTCGTGGGGCGACGCCGCCTCGGGCTATGCGCTCGTCAACAACGTCTTCCACGAGGGGGGCGTCGCCGGCACCGGCGACGGCCGGATGCGTCCTGTCCCCCTCGGCATCTTCGCGGACGCGCCCCGCTTCCACACCGGCGGCTTCATCGGCCCCGACGAGGTGCCGGCGATCCTGCAGCGCGGCGAGGGCGTCTTCACGGCCGAGCAGATGCGCGCCCTCGGCCCCGCAGGCGGCGCCTCTGTGGGCGACATGCACTTCCACTTCCAGGGCGGCGACATGGGCCGCCCCGAGGACCGGCAGGCCATGGCCGAAGCCGTCCGCGCCGTGGTGCGGGAAGAGATCGGCGCCGCCGCGCCCGGCATCGTCCGCGCCGCCACCGCCAACACCGTCACCGAGGCCAACCGCGGCGGCTCCGTCGCCCGCTCGCTGGGGAGGCGCTGACCGATGAGCCTTGCCGTCTGGCCCGCCGCCATCCTTCCCTCGTCCTACTCGTTGGTGGTCGCCGCGAATACGCAGAGCGGCGGCCGGTCGCCCTTCGACGGATCGGAGCAGACGCTGGAGCTGCCGGGCGCGAAGTGGGTCGCGCGCCTCGTCTTCGAGGGGCTCGACCGCGACGAGCACCGCCACATGCAGGCGTGGGTGAACGGCCAGCGCGGCCGCGCCGGGCGCTTCCGGTGGGGGCCGCCGTCCCAGCCGCTGCGCGGCACCGCCGCGGCCGCCGCAGTCTCGCCCCGGATCCGCGGGGCGAACCAGTCCGGCGCCATCCTGGCCACGCAGGGCTGGCAGGCCAGCGTCGGCACGGTCTTCGCGCCGGGCGACTTCCTGTCCTTCGAGGTGTCGGGCCGGGCCTGGCTCCACCAGGTGTCCGCCCGCTCCGACGGACAGGTGGACTTCGCCGGCTCGAACGCCTCGGGCTGGTGCGACTTCACCGTCTCCCCGCCGCTCCGCCGCCCGCCGGCGGACAACGCCGCCCTCAACATCGCCGCGCCGGTCGGGACCTTCCGCCTGTCCCAGGACCGCAACCCGTTCGAGTTCCAGACGGGGATGTTCGGGGCGATCACCCTCGAGATCGAGGAGGCCATCCCCTGAGCCGCAACCTCACCACCGCCGCCGCCGACGCGGTCCAGCAGGAGACGGTCGCCCGCACCGTCGCCGTCGAGCTCGACTTCGCCTCGGGCTTCGTACGCGTGAACGGCTCGACGGCCAGCGTCTTCATCGGCGGCAACGAGTACCTGGGCGTAGGCGCGCTCGGAGGGATCTCCGAGGTCGAGGAAAGCGCGGAGCTGCGCGCCTACGGCCTGACGCTGACGCTCGCCGGCATCCCCCGCGACAGCGTCGCGCTCGCGATGACGCAGAACTACCAGAACCGCCGCGCCACGGTCTGGGAGGTGGTGCTGGACCGCGCGACCCTGCTGCCCGTGGCAGACCCCGTGGTCGTGTTCCGCGGCCGCATGGACACCATGACGCCGGAGCTCGGCGAGGACGCGAAGGTCACCCTCCGCCTCGAGAACCGGCTGGCCGACTGGGAGCGGCCGCGGATCCGCCGCTACACCGACGAGGACCAGCAGCTCCGCTTCCCCGGCGACAAGGGCTTCGAATTCGTGTCCGCCACGGCCGAGCGCGAGATCGTCTGGCCCGCCTCGAGCTTCTTCCAGAGGCGGCGATGAGGGTCCCGGGCCAACGGCCGCGCCTGCCGGATTGGACGGAGCGCCTCGCCGAGCTCGTCGAGGAGCGGCGCCAGGCGCCCTTCGCCTGGGGCTCGCAAGATTGCTGCCTGTTCGCCGCCGACGCCGTCGTCGCAGTCACCGGCGGGGACCCGGCCGCCGCCTGGCGCGGGAAGTACCGCACCGAGGCGGGCGCGGAGCGGCTGCTCGGCGCGCTGGGGCTCGAGGGGACGGTAGCGCAGGCCCTCGCCGACTTCGGTCTGCAGGAGTGCCCACCTGCCTTCGCCCAGCGCGGCGACCTTGCGATCGTCGCCTCGGGCAACCTCCCGACCGTCGGCGTGGTGCTGGGGGACGCGGTGGCCGCGCCCGGTCCGGACGGCCTGGCTTTCGTGCCGCTGACTTCCGCCAGCCGCGCCTGGGGGGTGTAGCGCGTGCCGCAACTGATCCCACTCGTTATCGGAGCCATCGCGACGATTGGCTCTGGGTCCCTGCTCGGAGGCCTTGGGGCAGGCATCGTCATTCTGGGAACCAAGGTGAGCGTCGCCCTGGTCGCCGGCTTCATCGGCGCCGTCGTCTCCACCATCGCGTCCATCGCTCTGTCGGCCATGATGAGCGGCGGCCAGAAGCCGCCCCAGGTCGAAGCGCAGGACCGCAAGCAGACGATCCGGGGCTCGATCGAGGCACGCCGCGTGGTCTACGGCGAGGCGCGCGTGGGCGGCGTCATCGTCTATGCCGCCTCCGCAGGCCCCGACCGCGAGCGCCTCCACCTCGTTGTCGTGCTCGCCGGCCACCCCTGCCAGAGCGTCGAGAGCGTCTGGATCGGCGACACCGCCATCCCCTGGAGCAGCATCGGCGCCGACGGCTCCATCACCGACGGCGCGCACCCCCTCGCCGGCAAGGTCCGGATCTGGCGGTACCTCGGCAATCAGACGACGGCCGACGCGCGGCTGATGGAGGTCTTCCCGGTCGACACCACCCCGCCGACGGGCGCGCCCTCCGACGCCTCGATCCTCGACCTGCCCTCCATCTCCGACGAGCAGCTGCTCGCCAAGGCGAGCACCGGCGGGTTCAAGCCCGGCACCCCCCTCGGCGCGCGCGAGCCCTACTACGGCGCCTGGACCAGCGCCCACGTGCTGCGCGGCTGCACCTACGTCCACGTCGAGCTGACCTACGACCGCGACAAGTTCCCGAACGGCCTCCAGAACATCTCGGCCGTCGTCCGCGGCAAGAACGACATCTGGGACCCCCGCAGCAACGCCACGGGCTTCACCGACAACTGGGCGCTCTGCGTCCTCGACTACCTCCGCTCGGACTTCGGCCTCGCCTGCGCCTCCGACGAGCTCGACCTCCCGTTCTTCCAGGCGGCCGCGAACCAAGCCGACGAGGCGGTCCCGCTGGCGGGCGGCGCCGGCGCCGCGACCGAGCCGCGCTGGCGCCTCCACGGATCCTTCGACCTCGACCGCACGCCCCTCGACATCGTCGAGGGCATGGTCGCCGCCGGCGCCGGCGACCTGGTGTACGTCCAGGGCAAGTACCGGCTGTACGGCGGCGCCTACCGCGCGCCCACCGCGTCCATCGGGCCCTCCGACTTCGCCGGCACCGTGAAGGTCACCACCAAGCCGCCCCGCAGGGAGCTCTTCAACGCGGTTCGAGGCACCTTCATAGACCCTGCAAGGAACTATCAGGCCGCCGAGTTCCCTTCGGTCTTCGACCCCGCCTTCGACGCGGCGGACGGTGAGCGCATCTGGCGGGACCTGCAGCTGCCCTTCGTGCGCTCGGTCGTGCAGGCCCAGCGGGTGGCCCGCATCGCCCTCCTGAGCGGGCGCGACGCCCTCTCCTTCACGGCGCCGATGAAGTACTCGGCCATCCGCTTCGCCGTGAAGCAGACGGTTTCGGTCACCCACCCCGACTTCGGCTGGAGCGCCAAGCCCTTCAGCATCGAGAGCTGGAAGTTCGCCCCCGCCACGGGCGAGGTCGAGGTCACCTTCCGCGAGCACAACGCCTTCAATTACGCCTGGCTCTGGGAGAACGCCGCCGTCCCGGCCTCCATCCCGGACACGGCGCTCATAGACCCGCTTGCCATCCCGGCCGCGACGGGCGTCTCGCTCACCTCGACCACGCAGATCCAGCCGGATGGCACCGCCGTCCCCGCGCTCGCGGTGGCCTGGACGGCCGCGCCCCATCCCTTCGTCACCGCACACGAGGTCCAATGGCGGCCCTCCGGCGGGCAGTGGACGGCCGTCGAGGTGCCGCTCCCCGCCACCCGCCTGGTCGTGCCGATTGCCGCCGGCGGCGTGGTGCACGAGGCTCGGGTGCGGCCCGTGGGCGGGCTCGCCCGGGGTCCCTGGACCGACATCGCCAGCGCCACCGCGGCGCCCGACACCACCGCGCCGGGCATGCCCTCGGGCCTGACCGCCACCGGCGTGCTGCGCGGGGTGTCGCTGAACTGGACGCCCCCCTCGGACCTCGACTTGGCGCGCTCCGAGATCCAGGAGGCCGCGGCATCGACCGGCCCTTGGACGAAGGTGGGCGAGGCGGACGGCTCGGTCTTCCTGCGCTCGGGCATGCCGGCCGGCGGCTGCGCTTGGTTCCGCGTCCGGGCCGTCGACCGCTCGGGCAACGCCGGCCCGTTCACGGCGGCCGTGCAGGGGACGGCGGCGCTCGCGCAGACGACCGACATCGCCAACCAGGCGGTGACGCTCGCCAAGTTCGCCTCGGGCATCGAGCCGATCACGGTGGTCTCGTCCGGCCCGCTGCCCACGACGAAGAGCACCGAGGCCATCGTCTACGGCGGCAAGCTCTACCGCTGGAACGGCGCCGCCTACACCGCGGCCGTCCCGACGGTGGACCTGTCGGGCACCCTCTCCGACGCCCAGATCGCCGATCTCAACGCGGCGAAGCTGACCGGCACCATGGACCCGGCCCGCATCGCGGCCGGGGCGCTGGACGACACGAAGCTCCGGGGCGGCGCGCCGGGCAACCAGATATGGAACTCGACGCTCGACCGCTCCGGGACGGGCTGGATCTTCAGCGGCTCGGCGACGCCCTCCGCCTCCGGCGCGGCGCGCGGCACCTCGGCCTCGCTCGGCGGCGGGGCCAACGACTGGCGCCTCTCGGGCTACGGCTCGGGCTTCATGGCCCGCGCATCCCTCGGCGCCTCCGACTGGATGGACGCGGCGTGGCGGCCGAACGGCGAGATGCTCGCCGTGATGCCGGGCGCCCGTTACGAGATGCAAGCGCTCGTGCTGCCCCGCAACTGCGAGGGGCTGGCGCTGATCAACTGGCACGACGCCGCCGGTACCTTCATCTCGCAGAGCCAGGGCAACGCCGTGCTGGCGCTCACCCGCACCGACGGGCTCACCGAGGACCGCTACGTCCGCTCGGGCGTGATCGCCACGGCGCCGGCGTCGGCCAGGTACGCCATCCCGTACGTCATGGCGCGGGCCAACGGCACGGCCCGCACCAGCCCCAGCGTAGTCTTCACGAAGGCCTACTTCGGCGAGGCGCGGCCGAACCAGGTCGACCTCTCCCCCTGGACGCCCGGCGCCTTCTCGACCAACGACCCAGCGGCCTTCGGCGCCGGCCGCATCGTGGACGACCTGCTCGCCGGCATCTCGGCGTCGAAGCTGATCGGCACGGTCGCCGACGCGCAGATCGCCGGCCTCGCCGCGTCCAAGGTCACTGGCCAGCTTTCCGACGCGCAGCTCGCCGGCATTTCAGCCGCGAAGGTCGCCGGCTCGCTCGCCAACGCGACGCTGCCCACCGTCAACCTGTCGGGCTCCGTCTCTTCGGCGCAGATAGCCGCGCTCGACGGCGCGAAGCTGCTCGACAACACGGTGGTCGGCGCAAAGGTGGTGGCCGGCGCGATCACGGCCTCGAGGCTCACGCTCACAACGGGCAATCTCAACCCCGACCCGCAGTTCCGCGACGCGGCGTGGTGGGTGCCTGACGCGAGCGGCTGGTACTTCGAGGACGCCGCCGCCGGCAACTACCCGCTCGCGATGGGGGTGGCCCGCTCGGCGACGATCTGGTCGGGCGGCGCAATGGGCTCGAGCACCGCGCGGCGCCACATCTGGACGCCCGCCACGCACCCCTCGGCAACCATCACGCCGGGCCAGACGCTCCGGCTCCGCGCCGAGGCCCGGAACGACAGCAACCAGAACATCAACGTCGAGATCCAGCTCTTCAACGCGGCCGGCACCTTCGTGAGCGGCGCCGCGCTGGCTTGGACGCCCGGCGAGGGCAACCCGGGCGGGCTTCTGAAGAGCCTCCAGATCGCCGTGCCCAACGGCGCGGCCTATTGGCGCCTCGTCGTCTACAACCAGGCCGGCACCGCCTTCTCGGGCGCGGCGGCCGTGTCCGACGTCATCCTCCAGGTCGCGGCCGATGCCTCCCTGATCGTGGACGGGTCGATCACGACCGCGAAGCTGACCGCCTCGGCGGTGACGGCGAACGAGATCGCGGCCGACGCCGTGACCGCCGGGAAGATCCAGGCCGGCGCCATCGTCGCGGGCAAGCTCGCGGCGGGCGCCGTTGTAGCAGGCAACATCGCCGCAAACGCCGTGACCGCGACGGAGATTGCGGCAGGGTCCGTCACCACCGCCAAGATCGCCGCAGGCGCCGTCACCGCGGGCGAGATCGCGTCCGGCGCGGTGACGACCGGCAAGCTCGCCGTCGCCTCCTCCAACCAGTGCTGGAACGGCACCTGGGAGAACGGGTCCACGGGCTGGACTGTCTACAAGTTCGGGTCCTGGTCGGGGTCGCCGGCCTTCGGGGCCGCCTCGGTTTTTGGCTCCCAATGGGTGCTCGCCGGTGTCGGGTCAGGCTACCTGCGCGCCACGGGCGTCGCCGTTCCGTCGGGCCAGGGCGTCATCGCCGATTGGCGCCCGTCCTCGGCCATCATCGGCATCTCCGTGGCGGGGCGGCAGCGCGTGCAGGCGGCGGCACTGTTCCAGGCGCACCGCTGCCGCGGCCGCGTCGAGATCCACTGGATCGACAGTGCCGGCGCTACAATCAGCGTCGCCACGGGGAACACGGTCGAGAACAACGCGCTGTCGGGCGCCGTCTTCGAGACGCAGTACGCGCGCTCATCGGTCGTCGCGACCGCGCCAGGCGCCGCCGGGACCGCGCTTTTCCGCGTCGTGCTCGAGGGCAACGGCGGGACCGACCCCTACCTCTTCCTGTCGAAGGCGATGATTGGCGTAACTGCCCCTAACGCGACCGAGGTCGCGGAGTGGGACCCGGGCGGGGCGACGTCCATCGACGGCGGCATGGTGCGGGCCCGCTCGGTCGCGGCCGACCGCCTCCTCGCCAACTCGGTCAGCGCCAACGAGATCGCGGCCGGCTCGATCTATACCGCCGCCATCCAGGCCGGCGCCGTCACCGCCGACCGGATCGCAGCGAACACGATCACCGCCTCCCAGATCGCGTCGGGCGCCGTCACGACGCCGCTGCTCGCCGCCGGAGCCATCACCGCCTCGAAGCTCGCCATCATGGACGAGACCAACGTCGTCCCGGACGGCGCGATGGCGGACGACGCGGCCTGGTCCTTCGGCCAGCTTTCCGGGACCAATACCTGGGCGTGGCAGACCAACACCTCGTCGGACGGGTTCTGGGGCGGCTCCCGGCGCCTCGACACCTACGGCACCGGCTCCCTCAACATCCGCTCGCGCCGCTTCACGGTATCGCCAGACCGCTCGTACCGGATACGGGGGCTGACCTATGCCACGGCGGCGCTGGGACGCTGGGTCTACGTCGACTGGTTCGCCGGCGACGGGACCTACCTCGGCGCCACGGAGGTTCATGCCTCGGCCGTCGCGCTGGCGGGCACGGCCTACGACGCCGACGTGACGCCCCCGGCCGGCGCGGCCGCCGCCGAGATCTCGATGGTCCGGTCGGCCGGCGCGTCGGCCACCATCGCGTTCGGCCGCCCGCTGATGCAGATGCGGGCAAACGGGGCATTGATCGTGGACGGCGCCATCACCGCCACGAAGATTGCGGCCTCCGCGGTCGAGACGGCCAAGATCGCCGCCGGCGCGGTCACGACGGAGAAGCTCGCCGTCGGCTCGGCGAACCAGATCGCCAACTCCTGCGCGCCGTACTCCACTTGGGGGTGGGGCCAACTCGGGCTCACCTCCATCTTCGCGGCGGTTGAGCCGTGGCGCCTCCGGCAATACGGATCGCTCGCCCTCTACGCCTCAGGCACGCGCGCGGCCTCGTACTTCGGATATGCGGCCTGGAACCCGGACGGCTACCTCACGCCCGTCGTCGGCGGGCGGCGCTACCAGATCTCCGGCCTGCTCCAGGCGCACCGCTGCCGGGCCTACCTCGAGGTGTGGTGGTTCACCGCCGGCGGCTCGCCCATCTCGGGCTCCACGACCGCCATTGTGGAAAACCATACCGGCGGCGGGGCGGGCCTGACGGAGGCCGACTACCTCGCGCGCGGCATCGTCGTCACGGCCCCGGCGTCGGCTGCCCAGGCCGACTTCCGCGTCGTGATGCAGGGCAACGGCGGCAACGAGCCCTACGTCTTCGCGACCAAGCTGTTCTTCGGCGAGGCTTTGGCCAATGCCACGGAGCTCGCACCGTGGGCGGCGGGCGGTCTAACGACGATCGAGGGCGGGGCCATCAAGGCCGGGACGGTCACGGCCAACGAGATCGCGGCCAACGCCATCACCTCCGCCAAGATCGCGGCCAACGCGATAACGGCCGGGAAGATAGCCGCTGGCGCCATCAGCGCGGCCGAGATCGCCGCCGGCGCCATCACCGCCACCAAGCTGTCGGTGACCGAGGCGCTCATCACGAACGCCATCCAGGTCCAGGACCTGGTCGTCGGCACCACGAAGATCAGCAACAACGCGGTGACGACCTTCGCCACCGCCGGCCTCGGCAGCTCCATGCCGGGCAACGGGGCATTCCAGCTCGTCTGCCAAGTGTCGGTGACGGTCTCCGAGAACCGCGAGGCGGTCATTATGATGTCGGCCTCCCAAAGCTACGCCGCGACGCGCAACCATCAGTTTCAGATCAACGAGATCCCGCCGGGGAGCACCGAGCAATTCCTCGTCAACCGCGGCACGACGGTGATCAATGACTACCCGAGCTTCATGGCCTACCGGCTGCTCACGCCCGGAACCTGGACCTTCCGGCTCTACTGGCTCGGTCAGGACAGCGCCCTCACGCTCGTCGATGCCCGCCTGACCGTCCTGTCGAGGGCCAAATGATGCGCGGCTTCATGGTCGAGGCCGCGACCGGCCTCGTTCGCGCGGTGGTCGACCAGCCCGACGACGCTCTGGCACCGATGCCGCCGGGCTTCGTGTGGGTGGCCGACGACCCCGCCGACCCAACGGATCCCACGCTGCACGCCTTCGAGCCGGTGCCCGACGGCGCGTTGTTGCCGTTCGTGCCCCGCCGCATCCCGCGGCCGCCGCCGGTCCTGGACGTCGGGCGCGCGCGACAGGCGGCGCTGTGGCGGATCGATCAGGAAGCCGCACGGCTCCGCGACGCTATTCGGCCCGCCGCCCTCGCCGCGGTGGACGCCGAGCGCGTGCGCCAAGCCCGCGACGCTGCCGGGGGTGCCGTGGCCGCCCTCGGCCTCCACCCGCTCGTGGAGGCCGCGCCTGGCGAGACGTTCGCGGACAAGGCGGCCGCGATCCTCGCGGCGCACGCGCAGGCCATGGAGCGTCTGGCCGCGGTGGAGGCGGCTCGGCTCCGGGCCAAGGCGGCCGTCCGGGCCGCGGCCACCCCTGAGGCCATCGAAGCCATCCAGCTGGAGACGGAAACCCGATGAGCGACAACCCACCCGTGATCGAAGGCCAAGCTGAGGCGCTCGAGGAGGAGAAGACACCCGAGCAGCTCGCCGCCGAGGCGGAGGCTGCTGCACGGGCCGCCTTCGAGGCCGAGCAGCTCGCCATCTCGACCGCCGTCGGCGAGAGGGCGTGGGCGCTCGCCTCGGGGCGCGGCGGCGAGGTGCGCGGTACCGGCCGCCTCGGCGAGGGACGTTGGGCCTGCATCCTCGAGCGCGACGGGGCCTTCGAGGTTCATGAGCTGGCAAACCCGCCGGTGCTGGTGCGGGTCCGTGCCTCGTTTTTCGAGGCCGAGCAGGTCCTGCACCGGCTGATGGAGGGCCGGAGCGCGGAGGATATCCCGGGCGAAGTCGAGCCGGGGCCCGCGCCCACGCCCTACGGGTCGAGCCCGGAGGCCAGGCTGGAGTGGGTGAAGGACGAGGCGAAGCGCCGCATAGACCGCGAGGCGGAGCTGGCGCGCCTGCGATACGTCACGCCGGGGGCTGGCCAGGCCATGGCGTACAAGGCGAAGGAGGAGGAGGCGCGGATGATCGTGGCTTTTGCACCGGGGGTGGACCTTGACGCCCCCTCGTTCCCGTTTCTGGCCCTCGAGGCCGAGGCCACGGGCCAGACGCTGCGCCAGGTGGCCGGGGTGGTTGTCGCGGCCGCGGACCTCTGGCGCCATGTGGGAGCCCGGATCGAGGTCCTGCGCCTGTCGGCGAAGCGCGCCGTCGAAGCGGCCGCGACCGAGGCCGAGGCGAGGGCCGCTGCCCGGGTGGATTGGCCCTGATGGACCTGCTCCGCCCCACCGCGCCCGCTCACCCGGTCGCCCCCTACCTCGGCGGCAAGCGGAACCTGGCCGCCCGCATCATCGCTCGCCTCCGGGAGATCCCGCACGTCACCTATGCCGAGCCTTTCGTCGGCATGGGTGGCGTCTTTCTCCGGCGGCCGTGGACGGCGCGCGCGGAGGTTATCAACGACGCCAGCCGGGATGTCGCGAACCTCTTCCGGATCCTGCAGCGCCACTACGTGCCCTTGATGGACATGCTGCGCTGGCAGGTGACCAGCCGGGACGAGTTCGAGCGCCTGGCGGCCGCCTCGGCCGACAGCCTCACGGATCTCGAGCGGGCGGCGCGCTTCCTCTACCTCCAGCGGACGGCCTTCGGGGGCAAAGTGGCTGGCCGGAACTTTGGGGTGTCGCCGGCGACGCCCGGCCGCTTCGACGTGGCGAAGCTCGGGCCGCTGCTGGAGGCGGTCCATGGCCGCCTTTCCGGAGTGGTGATCGAGTGCCTGCCCTGGCGCGAGCTGCTCCGGCGGTACGACCGGCCGGAGACGCTCTTCTACCTGGACCCCCCTTATTGGGGGTGCGAGGAGGACTACGGGGCGGGCCTCTTCGGCCGGGAGGAGTTCGAGGCGCTCGCGGAAGCCCTTGCCGGCCTGCGCGGCCGCTGGCTCCTCAGCCTCAACGACGTCCCCGAGGTGCGCCGGGTGTTCGGCCGGTTCCGGCTCGAGCGGGTGGAGACGAGCTATGGCATCTCCCGGGAGCCCAGCGCGCGGGGCAGGGTGGCCGAGGTCCTGATCAGCCCCGCTTGAGGGTCCTTCGAAGGGCCCTCAAGCCGTGCTTGATAGGAACGCTGGCAAGGCCGCGGTTCCTATCGTCCGACGACCGAAGCTAAATTCCTGCTCAAACCATCTGGCAGAAATCCGACAAACCATTCGGCCGGCTACAGGCGCATGGGGTGCGGCGGCTGCGGCTGGTGTTCCTGGCGCGGCGGCTGGGGGTGTGGCGGGCGCTGCCGGCGCCGCCGCCGCTGTGCGCCAATCGGAAATTGTCCGATTTCTGTTTTTCGTGGCGGTTGTGGCGGCGGATCCCGCGGGATTGGCCGTGGGCGGTGCGGAAGCCGGCGATGCTGCGGGAGGTGCGGGCGCTCGCGAAGCTGCTGCGGATCGCGGGCGGGCTGCGCAGCATTCCGCGCTGGATGAAGGAGGGGTGGGCGTGA